CATCGGTACCCTGCGACTGACCTTCGCCTGCGGTACCATACAGAAGATTTTCGATCTGAGTAAGCTTGCCTTCCGGGATAGTTGTGGAATCAATAACCATGCAAGCTGTAGGCTGGAATCCTGTAGCAGCAACCGGAAGAGTAGATACAGACCAAGAGAAGGTCTTCTGCTCGGGGCTGTCGTTGATTGTAGAGTTGCTATCCTCAGATGCACCAGCGATGCAATCCCAGAAGATGTGAAGCTTATAGCCGTGGTCGGTACCAACGGTATCATTACCGATCATAGTACGATACGCAAGGCCAAAATGCTTATGAGACTGCTGCTTGATAACAGCTCCTGTGCCGACATTGGCTTCGCCGATGCACTCTGCATACTCATCGGGATAGGTAAATGCTTCAATCGTAAGAGCATCTTCCTCAGGACTCATGAGAATGCCGTATACAATGTTGTCAGCATAGATTTTAGTAGGTTCCGCGCCGGATGGAGACTCGTTAATAGCTGTGATACCGCTCCAAGCGACTCCAGCGGCATAGCCACCAGAAGAGTTCATAGGAAACAGAACAGTGCGATCTACACCTGTCTCCCACAGCTTTTCACCAACTTTGTCCCATACAAGTTTAGGCTTAGTATTAGGCATAATATTTCTCCTTATACAAATAATCTGAATACGTCGTGGTTTAAATTGTCAGCGATATAGGATCTGTCATACATAATGTGCGGTATTGTAGAGACCCGTTCAACAATCGCGCTGTCAGGATCTCTATCAATAACCGTAATGGTATAAGACACAGCTTGTTTATAGACAACATTATCGGCTGACGTATTTTCTATTCTGTTCCGACTGTATCGTATAGCCGGATACTTCATTTTTACTGACTCTGGGGGTTGAAAATATACATTTCTACTTCCGAGTTTTTCACAAAGAAGTTCGTGTAATGCCAGACGATCATTCATCATCTTCGCCATTATACACACCTCCTAATGTCAGAATCAGTCTTGGATACTGCGGTTCTACTGATGTCGCTTTCCATTTTGCTCCCATGTATTCCGCGTATTTAATACTGTGAAAGTTCTGATATGCAAAGGGGTCGGCTACGATGCTGAGAGTCATGTTAATATCTAGATCGTCGTTGACTTTACCACCGTTTTCTAAACGGCGTGAGTTCCTCACGATTTCGCCATAATATTCTCCCTCGGTAATTTTAGGCAAGCTAACACCAGGTCGAATTTCCTCAGTTACACCGAAGCCGATTTTTCCAAAATATTTGCTCATTTTGAAATCCCCTTTGATTTGCTAGATCAGGACTGTCCGGGCTCTGCGGGTGTTACGGTTGTAGTAACAGGCTCCTCGATTACAAGGAAGGAGTACAGGCCCATGGTAGCGCCAGACAGACGGGTCTCGATCAGAGAGATCAGCTGGTTGAAACGAATATCGAAATCAGTAAAGTGGGTGATCTCGCCGCCCTTGGTGCTTCCGACGCCATAGTCTTTCATGTTACCGATGATGCAAAGCAGCTTATGCTGTTTGCCCTGGGCGTCAGTTCTGATCCGGTTCTTGAACTGCTGTACACGATGGATGGATCCAACGTTGAGTTCGCTGGCCAGCTCATTGACATTGCTGCGAATTCTACGGCCATTGCGATCACGAGCCTGCATAAGCTTATTGAGCATCCAGGGGTCGATGTACATATCGGGAGTTCCGGTGCCCATGAAGTCGATGAAGGCGTCCTGAACAGCTGCGATCAGGGCCTCGGTGTAGACAAAGTTGTCACTGAAATATGTTGCGGTATCGGTACCCTGGATCTCGGTACGAGCAGCAGCGATGTCGAGGTCTTTGTGAATTGTATAAAGATCGTCGTCAGTCCAGATAGGACGAATATGAGTAGGATAGATCTTACCCTTAGTGCCGTTGGCTCTTCCGTCGCCAAGCAGAATTGCGGTTGCAAGCTCCTGCTCAAGCTGACCGCGGTCGATGTTGTACTGCCACTGGACGTAATCGAAATCGGTGATATCGACGACATCATCGCGCTCAAGCTCGGATTCGACATAGATGGTCTGAGGATCGGTCTCTCTGCGCATCAGCTCATAGTTGCCAACAAAATCTTTCTGCTCGCCCTTCTGGTATCCTCTTGCGCGAAGATCATCGTGATTGCCGTTGACATTTCTGATATCGACATGGCGAGTCCTTACTCTGCTGTAAGGAAGCTTGGTGGTTCCGTTGATGATAGAAGACACCCAGCTGCGATCATCGGTCAGAAGCTGCGGGGTCTTGGGGCCATGAAGCTGATAATCAGGGAAAAGCCATGTAATGTTTCCGTCAACGGTAGTGTCCTGATTGAAACCACTGCTGCTAAGTCCATCATGCACCAGCTCGAGGTCGTTCTGAGCAAGGTAGCCGTTGAAGGTATCCCGGAAGGAAGTATTGTAATCCTTCGCATAAGTAACGATCGCGTTGAGATCAGAGTGAGTGAGAACATCACCCTGCTGCTGTGCATCCTGATCGAATACGTTGTGTTTCATATCTTCTTTCTCCTCATTGTCATCGCCTCCCTCAGCGTCAGACATAGCTGCACCGACAAGGGCATAAACGACTTTTTTCTGTTTTTCATTCATTGTTTCAAACACATCTTTGATAGTTTCTTCACTATCATCAGTGTCTTTCTCTTCGGACTCAGGATTTGTGTCCTCTTTCTTTGTAGTATCTTCAGCCACTTTTTTCTCCTTTTCATCGGCGTGGTAGAGCTCAAAGTTTTCGCCCATAAAAATAACGGCCTCATCGACCGTTTCGTTTCCGTCTTCGGAATGGGTAACACTTTGCGGCTCAATAAATGCTCCTGGATTCGCTCCAGCAAGAACAATACTTACTTCACGAATCTTTCCATGGACCACATCAGAACCATTTTGCTTAAGGCGATTAGCATAAATGGATAATCCAGTAATATCACCGTGCACGATAAGTGCCTTAGCAAGTTTACCATTTTCAACATCCATGTTGAGATAGCAATTACTGAATACTCCATCTGGACGATTGATCAGTTCTGCGTGTCCGATCACAGCGTCTAGATTATTATGGTCATGATTGTACACAAGCGGTACTGTCTGACCATCGCAATCTTTAAAGGCGTCTTTTCTGATGACTCTTCCGTCGGAGCACAAAACGTCATTGCGAGTTACATACCCGCAAAAGTCAGGTTTCCTCGACATTTTGATTTTCTCCTTTGTCTTCTGGTTCTTTTGTTTTTGATGATTCTTCCGAAACCTTGTCAGCGCTTTCGACCGTATCAACATTTGGATTGGTTAACTTATCAGCATTGGGGTCACTAGAAGGTTTCATCCCAATGATCTGTCTTGCCTCGTTCGAAGTCATAACTCGGTTTGTAATCATAGTTCCAAGCATCTCAGAAAGCTTATCAAGAGGAACCAATCTAAATTGATCTCTATAATAGGCAATTGTTTGCCCTCTTGTTCTTGCATTCTGAGTAAGAAACTTTCGTTTCATCTCGTCGGCAATAGCGGCCAAGATCGGCTCAATGGTTCTGGTGTAATAATTGAGCATGGTTTCGGGAGTAGCTGTACCATCCATAATCTCCTTAGTGATTCCTAACTGACTGTAAAGAAGACCGGTTAGGAATTCAATCTGCCCAAGTAGCGTGTTGTCTAAAGGACGGTTAAGCTGAAAGACATGCTCGGCAGAATCAGTATAGGCTATTCCGAAACGAGAATTAGCAAGCTGCTCCTCAATACTAGCAATGTTCTTCTGAGCTCGGTCTCTAAGTCGATCTCTACTTGTTCCGTAAGGCAGCTGAATCAGCATGTTTAGTTTGTCCGATCCGTTACGTTCATCAATAAAATCCAAGAGAGAAAGTTTTCTCATAAGACGTTTTGCCGTGGAATTTGGTTCATTAACAACCGCATAAAGAGGATTTTCTACAATGGCAACCATTCGCTTTTGATAAACGACCTCTTCTTTTTTGCCGGTGAATTCATTGTACAGCTCGACACGAACTTTGGATGGATACCACTGAACGATTCTACCGGCTCTGATGTTCTCTATTCCATAAGAATCGGATTTAGTAGGATCGTCATCTGTAACTATTGGACAAATAGCAACGCATCCTTCATCCAGCATCGATGCAACAACATCCTGAATGAAAGCGCGACCGGTCTGATCGAGGTTGGCGTCAAGAGTTAAGCAGTTGTT